CTTAGGTAATGAAAGTCTGTAAATCCTGCTTGTAAAGTACCAAAGAATGCAGCAACAGCTACTCTATTGTTTAAATCCTCTTGAGATTCAACATTACTTACATTAACCTCACAAAGATTACAAAACTGATATGGTCTTAAAGCAATTTCACAACAAGGATTAGTACCCCAGTCTGGATTGTTAGTAAAGTAAATACCAGGTTCACCAGCATTACTTAATTCTATTTTTTTCCATAGATTTAAGAAGAACTCTTTAGTTACTCTATGTCTTACTAATACTGCTGAGTTATTTGCTCTACCTCTTTGTGGGTTAGTTTCCCACCAATTACCAAATTTACAAGTTAACATTTGCTCATCATCTGCTGAAAACAAACTAATTAGAGCTGCTCTACGGATACCTCCTGCAAGTACTGAATCAGCAATATGACAAATCATATCATGAACTTCAATAGTTTGTAGTTTCTCACCATTAGCTTTTCTTTCTAATATTTGTTCTAATTCAAATAAGCACTTCTTAAGTGGCTCAGGTCCAGGTGCTTTACCACCAGCAGTAATTAATCTTTGTCCTTTAGCTCTAATATCACTAAAATCAAATCTTGGTTTAGTGTTTCTATAACCTAAATAACTTCCAATTAAATGCTTAACTGCATCAGCCCATCCTTCAATAGAATCTCCTACTAAAAACTTTTGTTCTTTAATAGGCTTTCTAATCTCAGGTAGTTTATCAATGTGTTTAAATTGTACAGAGTACCCAACTCCTGTTCCTCCTAATAAGAGAAACATAATCTCAGCAAATGCTCTGTAATCATCTACTGGTAAATAACAGCAATTGTAAATCCTAGCTTCATTCTTCTGAATAGCAGGACCTGCAAATTGCAAAGCTCTCATTGATGGTAATACTTTTTTATCAAAAATATATTGACCATTTCTCATAATATCACCTGCTAAATGAGGGTATTTGTCTACCATCATTTGTAGGTATCTCATTATAATTTCATCATAAGTTTCTCTTCTTCTTAAGCTAGGTAAGTATTTAGCATACTTATTAAAGGTCACAATTTGTGACAAGGTTTCTAATCCAATTTCCATATTTAATTTTTTAAAGGGTGCCAAAGATATAAAAAATTCCAGACTTCCTACCCCTTTATATCTGGAATTAACCTGCGATCTTAATGGTTATCTCAAGGGTACAGGTATATTTTTTTTATATACTCATTGGAATGTTTATTGGAAGTTTACCATCCAATATAACACAACAAGCCACTACTGGCTTTCTAGTGTTTTGTTTACCATATGCAAATGCATATTTTTCATGGTCAATTCCACAACCTACAGTAACTCCAAATATTAAATCCTTGTAACTTGCCAAGAATCTAGTATTCATTACTGTATGTAAGTGACCTATTACAGTAGATTGTCTGTTTTCTCTAGCAGCATTTATAGCTGCCATCTCTCCAGATAACCCTGTACCATGTTGGTAAATAACACCATTAATTTGGTGTACAAAATCCCATTCCCATGTAGGAGGACTTTGCAATAGTTCCTGATAAGTTTTTAACCAGGTCTTAGGAAGACCAGCTGTAAAAGCTTTTCTAAATGGTAATGCATCATGATTGCCAATACAAACTTTTACATTAGGAAATGTGTAATACCATCTTTTCATTCTTTCTAAGGCTAGACTAAACTCATCACCTGCTGACATACCTTCAGGATCTTTTTCATGATAACTAACAGCATGATTATCAACAGCATCACCAATATGTACTACTGTTCCACAATCATATTCTTCCTGAATTTGTCTACAAAATTCTAAATAACCTTCTTTAGTAAAAGGTTCATGTGGATCTCCAATAACTAATACATTATCAGGATTACCATTTAAATATGGTTCTACTAAATTATCACTAGATTTTTCCACATTTCTATAAATCTCTTTAGCTAATTTAATTATTTCAGAGTTACTTTCACCAGTTAATTTACTAATAATCTCAAATGATTTTTTGTAATAACCTGGTTTTAATTTAAGAAACTCATATACAAGATTTATTCTTGCATTATAATTTTTTTTACTCATATAGTTTCTTTTTACAAATATAAGAAGATATTAGCTTATAATATCTTCTGGCTCACTTGTATTTTTATATTTAATATAGTATGTTTCTTGTTCTATATTAGGAATAGAAGATAATTCTGCACTCTCTGGCAGCTTTAAATCTATTTCCCGTTCTATCTCCAACCTTCTCCATTCTTTTTTATATAAAACACCTACAGGACCAAATTTATCATTGACAGTAACAGAATAAAAATTAAGTATTTTCTTTTTATCTTCTATTCTATATTTAGAATATGCACCATTATCAAAATGTTCTAATGTTTTCAAACTATCTGTTGGAAATTCAAATACAATTATTACAGTATATTTGTCATTATCAATAATAGAATGATAATTTAGATACTTTTTAAATCTATCAATAAAATCTTGGAACTGTGGACTAGGACTATACTTGTATATTAAAAATACATGTTTGTTTAATTCAGGATATTCCTCACAATATCTAAATGCATTTATAAAATTGCATCTAGGAAATAATTCATCATCCTTAAAATCTGAAAACTTACTGTTTTTATTTACCACAATAGGTAATAAATAACCTACAGTTTTATTTTTAAGTTTTTTTAATTCATCTAAACTCATATCACAAGATTATCTACTTCAACATCTATAGGAGTTAAAAAACCAGTAGCTGGATAATCATCTTTAATTTTAAGACAGATATAATTCTGATAAAATTTTGATATACCATGATATTCACCATACTGATTAATATATTCTTCAAAGACTAATGTTCTCATAGATTCAGAATCATCAACATTTAATAATAGTTTATCAGCAAAGGATTTACCCTTACCTTCTAAACCTTTAATATTGTCTGCTGAATCACCTATAATCATAGATTGCCAAAAGTAAAGATTAGCTTCTTGTTCATCAGTAGTTACCCATTCATTCTTTTTATAGTTGTAATGAGTACCTTCTAACATAAGAAGATCTTTATCTATTGCACAAATTATACAGTCTTCAAGTCTATATCTCACACTATTAACTACATCATCTGCTTCAATTCCATACAAAGGAATAAACTTCCATTTATCTACCATATAAAGTTTTATATCCTTTAAATGTTCTAATGGTTGTCTATCCTTTCTATTGGCTTTATATTCAGGGTAGACCATTATTCTTTCAACATCTTTAGTCATACCTACAAAGCCTATATACTTAGAACACTTTGTATTTATAATTATGTTGCTGATTATTTGGTCTACAGATTTGTAAATATCTTTAATGGGTTTATCAAAACTTTTATTATCAGAATCCCAGTGTGCTATAAAACAGATACTATCTGCATCAATTACTGCTATTTTTTCTGATTGTAATCCCATTTTGAAGTAATTTTTTAATTATAAGGTACCAATCTGTCTTTCTTAAAACTACAACTTCATCTCCCTCTTTCTTGTGAAAGACTACATTAACATAGTCTTCCCTTTCTGGTACAAGTTTAGGAATACTAGTCTCCATTTCATCAAGAACAAGAAACACGTTAAGACCTGTTTTAACAGCTTTACATTGTATATTATATGTAACACCATTGATATCTATCTTGGCATCATCCATAATTCTACTAGTTGCTCTAGTAGTAGCAGCTCTGTCAAACCCTAGATCCTTTAATTCCTTAACTATCTTTCTTTCATAATTATGTCCAATTCTTCTAACATTAGGTTTAGACTTTACTTTTTCAGATGATAGTTCATTCTTATTCTTGATTTTTCTTCTATTTGGGTTCCTCATAAGTTTTGTTATTAGTAAGCATATTAATTATTTCTTGATATGCTTCAACCTTACCTTCATAAAACTTTATAGTTAAATTATCACCAGTAATAGTATCTAACTCACTAGCTACTCTATCACAGGCATCTCTTTTCTTATAAAGAACTTGAAGTAAAGATTCTATTAATTTATCCATACACAAATATATAAAAAGTGAGAGAATTTCTCTCTCACTTTATTGTTATGATAAATTAACCTTCAGTAACAAAAGCATTTACTTCTGATGAGAAAGTAGACTGAGGATAGTCAGATGTAATTTCTGATACAAGAGTATTAGTAATACTTTCTGTTCTTGTAACAGGCATGTCAAATACTGGATTTACAACATAGTCAACACTTGTAGCTGTTGGTTTAGCAAATCCAAATGTAACAAGTACATTTCTCATATCTTTGATAGAAACACCAAAATGGTCAGCCATTGTTTTAATGTCAGTTTTGTAAGCTTTAAAAGCTGCTACTTCTCTTTGTGAGATATTAATAGTTCTCATAATAAATAATCATTTAAATTTTTTGTTAATTGTTTAGTTAGATCATATCCATTCAAGGATATGTAATCTGAAATATCCTTTATACCATCAGGTATAAGAAAACTCTTTATTCCAAATTTTTCAGAAAATTTCTTCATATTAGAAATACCTGTTTCATCATTGTCATAGTTAATTATTATCTCTTTAAATCTTAATGATAATAATTCAAACTGATTTTCATTTAGAAACATCATTTCACTTTGTGGACTAATTGCATTTACACCAAATAATCTAAAAACCATGCAATCTTTTAATCCTTTTGTTATGATTAATTTATCAGATTGTTGTTCCAGTTGATTCCAGCCACTAAATACGTGTCTTAAAATATTACTAGTCCACTTCTTATTTCTTTCTGCATTTGGTCTAAGAATTTTTCTCATACCATTACCATGCTCATAACTATATGCACAGTCATTAACTGACTCTGTATATACATTTACAAGTTCTTCATTATTTACACTTATCCAATAATCTGTAATAGGAACTACATTATAAAAATTGAGTATGTCTCTATTGAGATAATATTTATCCCAATAGATATCATAATCTCTCCATTCTCTCTTTTTAATTCTTATAACTGTATTATATCTATCAAGCTTATCAGGTAAACCTATATAATTTAAAGATGGTATAACTTTTTTATTGTCTAGTTTTTTGATTACACCCAAATCATTTGCTATAACTCTAAGGGTTTCTTGAAAATTTAAATCTTCATTAAACTTAACTTTCATGTACATCTGTACATATGAAAAACAATCATAATACTCTCCTGTACCAAAATCCTTATAAAACAACCCTTTAGGAAATGCTTTAATAGAACATGAAGGAGTCTTATCATGTCTTAAGTCTGAGCAAAATAATTTATTTACATCAATAAAATTCTTACAATAAAACCTAAAGATTTGGTACTCAGACACATTGCTGAGTACCATTTCTTTAGTAAAATAAGTTACATTTAATCCTCCAAATTTAGAAACCTGGATCATCTGATGGACTGTTAAAGAAACCTGTTGTATCTGCATCAGGTTGTTTAATCAGTTTTTTAACATCAGAATCTGAATTAAATTTCATCTTGGTAATAGAAACTGCAGGATATTCAGCACCTTCTTGAATTGCTTCTGCAAATTCAGGAAGACCAATAACTGCTCTAGTTCCTACAGAACCATCTTGTTTTAAATATTCTTCACCATTAAATTTAATTCTCAATGAATTACCAGAAAGTTTATTATTATAAGCTTCACCTAGTGCTTCAATACTTTCTGCAGTAGTAGATAAATAATCAGCATCTTTTACTACTTTAGTAAAAATATGTCTAATTTTTTTATAAGTAATATTTTGTGCTTTTTCTGAAAGGAAAAATCTAAAATCAGTAGTAGCATCAGCTTCACCATCTAACAAGTGGATTGTAAATGTGATTACTGGGTTACCATTCTGATTAACTTCACCTTTAACTGATTTAATTGTTACTTCATGAATACCTGGTCTAATATACTTAGGTTTGTTAATTTCTGGGGTGTCTTGTCCTCCGAACATAATTTTAAAATTTATTTATTGTTATTTATATACTTTATCCCAATGACCTACTAGTTGACCATCAACTATTTCAGTCAGAGTTATTTCTTGATTTTTAAGATGATCAGGTCTTGCACCACAAGTTACTTCCTCTGAAGTCTTGAAGTTCAATGTTACCTTATCACCTTTTCTGCTTAGTAAACCAATAGCATCAGCTTTAGCACAGACAATAGATTTAATCTTACCTGATAAATCCAAATCTACTGCTGATACTTCTTTACCATTAGTTTCTAGCATTTTGTCTTTTAAATGACCTAGTAGAATCAAACTACCATCTTCTGGTACTAAGGTCTCAATGTAGTCAAGAATCTTAAAGAAAGCTTCTCTTAAATACAAATAACCTGCACCATTAGGTAATTTAAGTACACTGTCACCATTAAAGTTCTTACCCATTGGAGTTTCCATGTAAAGCTGTTTTGCATAACTTAAACACATTTCTTCCAATGCTGTAACTGTGTCAACAGCAATATACTTGTAAGGCTTACCAGCTTTAACAATCTCTTGACCTACAGCTTTTAGTGTAACAAGACTGTCAACTTTAAGCTTCAAAGCTTCTACATAATCAGAACCATTTTCAAAATCCAAAATCAAACAATTATCTAGCAGAGCCAAGGCTGATGTTTTACCAGCCTTTGGCTTTGAATAGATAACCATCCTCTTTGGATTAGCTCTCACAGGAGCAATCTTCTGAGTTGGTAATTGAATCATAATTTAGCAGCTAATTCTAAGATTCTTTCCACAAGTACAGGATACAAACCAGGATACTGACTCTTAACTAAGTCAATAGGAGTACCACCAATAATAATTGGTTGACGTTGACCATCTCTAGTTTGTAATTCTGTTCTAGGAACAACTGTTGTTAAATCAAGCACTTTACATAGAGTGTTAATGCTATCAATAGCTTCTACTCTTGTATCACAAGGGTATCTTTGACTTTTAATTTCATTGACATATGCAATGTACTCTGCTTTCATTTGTTCATTAGAATCTACAGAAGCAGTATCCTGAGTATTCTCAGAATTCTGGTCAACTTGATCTAAAACTTCTTCATTGTCTTTTACAATTTCCATTTTACTTATTTATTTTTGTTTATTTATTGTTTAATAATATCCTCTATTATCATAATAATTATTAGGGTTTAATGTTTCTTGATCATAGAAAGTACTCTTTTCATCTACATAATTAAAACAATCCATACAATAATATTGTGACATTGTATTATCATACTTTACATTCTTATGTTGACAATTTTTATCAAACAAACTAATTTGTTTAGCTAAAGAATTATTGTGGTTAGCATCTTCTTTTTCTAACTCTTCATTTGTATCTAAATAATCTAAATACTCACTTATCATATCTGACATATATGGATAATCTGGTTGAGTAGTATCAACTATTCTATCATAATCATCTATCAGATCTAGAAAGAAATCAATTGCTAAACCATATGCATAGGTTAGCTTTTGAGACTTTACATACTTAGGGTGTTTCTTAAATCTGTTATACAACTGAGTATACAAAGGATGGGTTTTACTAGAAGTCTTTGGATAAGACACATGTTTCTCAACTCTAATATACTTAAATTGTTTATCAGCATTAAGTATTATCTCACAAAAAATGTTAAAACAGGTTTTTACTTCAGATACACATACATATTCTCGTGAAGTATGAGGGTTATAATAACCACATGAAATATTAAAACATGCTATTCCTACATTTCTTTTAGATAAAGCACCTGCATCTGTTGCTATGCCAGTACACTCTTTATACTTATATATTTCTAGGATTGGTTTTACAAAAGTACTAAATTCTTCATCAAATAACTGAACCCCATTAGAATAATTAATAAAATCAGCATTGCCTTTTCTGTCAGCTTGACCAATAAACTTACAGTCTTTAAAGAAATCTAAATCACAGGCATTAGAACCTATGCAGCCAATTTCTTCTGATACAAAAAATACAACTTTGATATTATCACACTCATCTAATAAGTTAAGACACATAAATACACCTACAAGATCATCACCACCAGTACCTATTTGTTCAGCACCATCAAATGCTAATAGATAATCACCATTTCTAATGATAGTTTTATTAGCATTATAGCGATGAACCTGGTCTAGGTGTGACACTACACAAGGGTAGAGATCTGTTCTACCTTTAGTAACATATATATTACCATGTGTATCTTTTTCTATTAACAAAGAATTATCAATATTAAGTGCATTAAGATATGTTGTTAGTTGTGGAATAATTTGTTCTTGTTCTTTTCTTGATTCTGATTGCCATCCTAAGATTTCAATCAATAATTCTTCATTAAATTGCATTGTTATTATTATTTGTCATTGTTATTTCAATAATTGTTTCTTCTTCCTCTTCCTCCTCTTCTTCTTCCTCCTCTTCTTCTGTCCATTCATCATCATCATCATCATCATACCAAGCATCTTCTTCAGATAAAGATTCTATGAAATTATCTATTTCTGTTTTTATTACAGAACTAACTACATCATCATCTAAAGTAACTATGTCTGGTCTTAGTTCTGCAACACCGTTTCTACAATGAACAAAATCTCCATTATATATAACATTATTAATATATAAAACATTATCAGAATTAATTGGTTGATTACTTAAAGAACACATAAATACATTTTCAATAGGTAACACACTAATCTGATTAGTTATAGTGTTAATTAAAGTAAAGTTGTCTAGATAAGGAATATCATATTCATTATTAATAGAAG